GTATAATGTTCACTGTCAATAGCATTATCTGCAATCAAAGAAGCAACTATCTGGTCAGCTGCAATATGGGCAGTATCTATACTCCCAGCTGCATAATGTTCACTGTCAATAGCATCATCAGCAATATGTGCGTTGTCTATACTTCCATCTACATATTGAGCACTATCTATTGAGTTTGCTGCCATTTTAGCGACAGTAATTTGACCAGCTGCAATATGGGCAGTGTCAATAGAACCATCGACATACTGAGCACTATCTATTGAATTTGCTGACATATGTGCTACGTCAATAGAACCGTCAACATACTGAGGACTGTCTACTGAGTTGTCTGCCATTTTTGCAAGAGTTACCGCAGCGTCTAAAATCTTTACAGTTGTAACTGCATTATTTTGTAATTCCGCAACTGTAATTGCATTAGCAGCTATATCTGTTGCGACAATAACATCAACTGCTATTTTAGCAGAAGTTATTGCATTATCAGCAATGTGGGCAGTATCTATACTTCCATCTGTATAATGTTCTGAATCAATAGCATTATCTGCAATCAAAGAAGCAACTATCTGGTCAGCAGCAATATGTGCTGTATCTATACTTCCATTAGTATAATGTTCACTGTCGATAGCATCATCAGCAATTTTAGCACTTGTCACAGAATCTGCCCCTAATGCTGTTGTATCTACTGACCCTGCAGCATAGTGCTCTGCGTCTATTGAGTCAGCTGCAATATGTTCAGAATCAATAGCATCATCGGCAATGTTATCACCATCTATGATATCCGCAGCTAGGTGAACATGGTCAATAGAACCATCGACATACTGATCGCTATCTATTGAGTTTGCTGACATATGTGCTACATCAATAGAACCATCGACATACTGAGGACTGTCTACTGAATTTGATGCCATTTTTGCAAGTGTAATTCCACCATCAGATACTGAAGACGTTGATGCATTTTCAAATGCTGGTGGACTTCCTGCTCCTGTTGAAGTTAAAACTTGTCCATCAGAACCAGTAGCAATAGCAATTGGATCACCAGACGCATCAAAACTAATTATATTTCCGTCTGTGCCTCCTGCCATTTTTGCAAGAGTTATTTGATTATCAGCAATATGAACCGTGTCAATAGAACCATCTGTATAATGTTCACTGTCAATAGCATTATCTGCAATGTTGTCACCATCTATAATATCAGCGGCTAGATGAACATGGTCTATACTTCCATCAATATACTGATCACTATCTATGGACTCAGCTGCCATTTTTGCAAGTGTGACCGCATCATCGACTAATGAAGCAGTTACCGCTCCTGTCATATTAGTCATAACACCAGAAGCAGGAGTACCAAGTGCTGGAGTTGTTAGAACAGGGGAAGATAGAGTTTTATTAGTGAGTGTCTTTGTTGTCGCAGCCAGATAGGTATCTACGTTATCTATATCAACTTGTCGCATTCCAACATCGGCGTCATCCATAACAAATGCATCCCCACCTGCAACTGTTGGTGTGGTAACTGTTGCATCAGCATCCATGATATTGAGTTCTGCGGCAGTTGATGATATCGCAGTTCCACTGATAGAATATGCTGCTGCATTCACATATCTAAATCCAGTAATATCTTTATTTGCATCGACAATCACCGCTTTACTTGCGGTAATAGTTCCGGCTGCAACAGCATCCAATACAGTAAGTTCAGATGAAGCTAGACTCGTATCTCCAATTACAAGAGTAGCACCACTTAAATGTAAATCTTTCCAAGTTCTGGTAGCAGAACCCAAACTAAAAGTGTTAGTAGTAGTAGGAATTAAATCAGCAGATATTTTATTTGGGTCTAACCCACCACCATGTTCTGCAAATATAATTTTTCTTATTGATTTTTCTAATAGGTCTATTCGTTTAGTGATTGGGTCAGATGATTGTTCTTGTAATTTGACACCATCTTTTATAGATTCTTGTTTTGATATTGCATCTACTACTGATTCATATCTAGATGTGTCGTCATCTGTCACTTGTTGAACAGGAAGATTCTCTAATATGTCTTCGACCACATCTTCTACTTCAGACTCAACTACATCTTCTACTAATTCATCAGTAACGATTTCTAGTATTTCTGGTTCTTCAATAATGTTTTTTTCATCTTCTCCAAGAACTGAAAATAAAGATTCCATTTTTTCAAGAGTTTTTAATTCTCTTTGTTTTTTATCCTCTTCTGATTTTAGTAAATTTTCTTCTTTAATTGCATCAAGTTCCGATTTAATCCGAATATACCTTTTTAAAGTATCCTTATCATTGAGCTCTTCTTTCAGTTTAGCATATTGTTCTGATAAATCTTCCATTGTTACCTAAACTTAAAAATTATTTTAATGGTGGAGCGTAAAGTAATCCACCTTTATTGTATAATTTATTAAGACCTCGTTTTAGTCCTAACTTCTTTGTGATATTACGGTCAAATATTTCTTTATAATTTCCCACTTGTTTTATCACATCATAAGACCATGTTGCAGGTAATCCTAGTTTTGCACCAAGATTTGGGTGGTCAGCACCATTCTTTTCTCCCATAAACCTTTGAACATTCGGATCTATGTTATTCTTGAATGTATCTATATTTATTGAGTTGATTCCCATCTCTTCTGCAATAAACAAAACATAAACTGTCCATCTTACTATGTCAGACCATTTTTGATCACCATATTTGACTACTGGGCCAAGTGGTTCTTTAGAAATAATCTCTGGTAATATTATATGTAACTCAGGATTTTTGAACCCTAGACGATTTGATGCAAGTCCAGACCTATCTGTACCATACATATCACAATCACCTCTAAGATATACATCTCTTGTATTTTCATTCTCACCAACATTTACAGGAATATACTTTATTTCGTGTAACTCCATGAAGTCTGCAATGTTCTTTGCTGCTGTTCCAGAACCAGCGAAACATATTTTAGCACCATGCATTTGTTTTGCAGAAGATACTCCTAGTGTTCTTTTAGTGATGAATCCTTGACCATCGTAATATGTTGTTGGTAGAAACTCAAATCTTTTCAGTACATTTCTGGTGAAGGTGTATGTCGTGGCTGCGGATAACATATCAATAGTGCCATCTGCTAAAGATGTAAATCGAGTGACCCCATCTATTATTTGATATTCGATAGAATCCGAATCTCCAAATACTGCAGCTGCAACCGCTCTACATATATCAACATCAAATCCCTTCCACACTAGAGTACCATCTTCATTATCATATACCTCTTCAGAAAAGCCTGGAAACTCATCGTTAGTTCCACAAATAACAACTCCTCTTTTTATTACTCTGTCGTATGTGGTTCCGTATGTTGGTTTATATTCAAGACTTATAGAGTTATTGTTTTGTCCCATTGCGGAATTATCTACAATCATCATCCAGAATACCCAAATAACACAGGCAAAGACTTTACCGACAAATATCATTTCAAAGTCCTGTACACTGCCATTAGTTCCTCATCTGACGGATTTGACGCTGAAGAATATCTCTTATGTCCCACTCTCATGAATGCTTTGATATCGGAAAAACTTGGATAAGTTGTTTGTAAATTATGAAGGAGATGGTCAGGGTCTAAGTGACAAGATGCACATGAATTATCTCTTGCGAATACTCTTGTTGACTTTTTAAATCTTTCACTCTGAACTAATACTGCAGAAAGGTCTTTCTCCATGTATGTTATTCGGTTGTCTATGTCTGGAATAATCATAAAAATTAGATATATGAGAAGTGCGATGATAACATAGATGAATGATTTACTTGCAACTATTTGGTCTTTGGCAGCAAGTTCCATTACTTGAACTTCTTCAACCTTTTTATCTATTTCTTCAATATCATGTTGTAGTATCTTTTGGTCTTTTCCGTTTGCTTGTGTTTTTTCTTGTTGTGCCATGGTTTATTTTCCCTTCCCAACTTCGTTCAACTTCTTAGTTATCTGTTGTTGAAACCACTTGAGAACAATAGGTATACTCACATTAGAAGTGAGTCCAAATAAAAATCCAATGGGGAAACGATAATCAAGAAACTCTTGGAGTTGAGGAACATTTGTGAATACGATAGTAATCAACAAATAACCTGTTAAAGACATACCGATATTAATTAATAGATCAAACCCTATTAACCACGCGTGTCCTTCATATTTTTCTTTATTATCTATTCTATAGTTAAATAGAAAAATCCAAAATGATGAAAATATGATAACAGCATACATCCACAAATCGGTAACATTAAATAAATCAACCATTTTCTTTTGTCTCTTTCTTTACCAATTTCAATAAGTCAGCAGTACTACCAACAAATAATGCATTGGTCACGTTTTGAGCTTTGGCGACTTCCTGTCCATTTCCAGCATTTTCTAATTTTTGTTTCTTTTGATGTAAATCCATTAGTGTTTCTTGTGAATCAGACATACTCTTGAGTAGTTGACCAAACACTTCAAATGCTCTAGGAGATTCTTCTGCTTTAGCAATTTCCAGAAGTTCTTCCATTGCATCTCTACCTTTTTCAATTATGTCATAAAGATTTTCACGAGCATATTGAAAGTCATTTTCTTTAGTATCATCTCCATTTATAACAATAGGAACACTATCTATGACTTGAACATCGTTTTTTTGGGGTTCATCAACGAGCTCCAGATGTTTTTCAATCCTTTGCTCTACTAATTTTTCAACTTTCATTAACTATCAGTTCCAGCTACTGGATCATGTGTTTTTCCTTGAGGAAAAAATTCAAAGGTTTCACTAAATCCAAAATCTTCTTCAGTGGTTGCAGTTGTGTCATCTGGAGCTACCGTAACTCTTGCTACAGTTCCACCAGCAGAAGAAGCGTCTTCAGATACTTCTGACAACAACCGTATACGAGTGGATGCGTCAAATTCATGACTATCTAAAATCATAAAATTCTTACTATAAATCGTACTATCTTCTGATATGATATATATCGGTTCCGATGCCGTAGCTTCTGACATAAGATGAGTATCTACAACAGAAGACGTAATAACTTTTGCGTTATCTTCAACATTTGGATACAAGTAACCTTTCATCGAAAAGTTGAGTGTCCAAATAATAGACCGTCTAGTTGCAAAGTCTCCTTCATATGTATCTTCACTAGAAACACCAGAAAGAACCAGAGGTATATCCATTTTTACATCCATACCAGAAACCAGAGACATTGTTACTGTAAACTCTGGTGTGAAGAATGGGAGCACTTGTTCTAGTATTTGTGTTCCATCTTCTGCATTTTTGACAAAGATATAAAGTGAAAAATCATAATTATAAGGAACAGGATTGTATTGTTTCTTCAGTCCAGTAGTTCCTGTTTTTACATTTCTACCAAGTGTATTGAGTTTTCTCGCACTGTCATAAGACATCGATGTCAACTCAAATCCCATTCTTGGAACTGTCAAAGCAACGGATTGACTAAGATTTGGGTCTGAAGAAATCCTTGCCAACATCTTATCTTTAGGGCCATAAGACAAAGGTATCTTGACCACTTCTGTTACAACATCAGAACTATTCGTTCTACGAACTTCTATATTGTTAAATAACGTTCCAAATGCAACCACCATCTTTCGTGAAGTCTGGTGGTAAAAATATGTTCCAAACATTACGGATTTTCTCCAAATGGATTCGATTCAGTAAAATCAAATACAGAATCAGCATCAATCTCAAACTGTTTATTACTTGAGGTTTTATCAGTTGTTCCATCGTCTATCGATTTCAACGTAGTAGAAGCTTCGTTTGTTGATTGTTGTACGTTGTATGTTCCTGTTGCCGTACTCGTTGCTCCTGTCAGTATTTCGGATAGAGTAAATGAACCATTCATATTGATGAGATACAGATAACTTGTTGCAGCATCCCATCGTGCAACCTCTCCTGTTATAGCAGATGTTCCACCTGTGACTGTCTCTCCAACTGTGAAAGTTCCCGATACACTAGATAACTCAAATGTACGAACAAAAGATTGTTGTCTTTCCACCACATCTATGTCATCGATTCCTGTATCCAACGCTTCATCGGAATATGTAAAGAGTTCACAAGTAAGGTCAAATGTAGGTA